GATGATCGTGGGCCTCGAAATTTTCACCTATCAAGTGGTCGAGCCGAAACAGCGCAAGCTCTCTCAGAGCTTCGAGTATGTTCTGAGCTACGAGATGCCGGGCGTGGAAATCAAAATAATACAGAACACTCCGCTCATGAGTGAGACGGGTGCAGCTGCGACGACACCAGCGACGACGCCTGTCGCTTCAATACAGCCTCAAGGAGCGACTCCAACGGCAGAGGTGAGCGCAGAACCTGCACCGACGGAGAACGTCGCCGCCTCGGCTCTTAATGGTGCACAAATCGCGAGCATGCTAGACATAATCTCGCAAGTAGTTTCTGGCTTGCTTCCGATAGCATCGGCAAAGGCGGTCATGGCTGCCTCCTTCCCCACACTCAGCACTCAACAAGTGGATGCAATCTTCGCCGACATAGTGGTTGGGACTGTGCCTTCTACACCTGCCGAGCTTGAGGCTACACTCTCGCTCGAAAAAAAAAAAAACTTAGCGGCTCACAGTGCTGTTGAGATGAATGAAGAGGACGAGCTGTACTGGCGTAATCGCTTCAAGACCTGCGGCGAAAAAATAGACCGCGACGAGTGGGAGCTCATACACGAAGAGGACGCAATCAAAGACGCCGACGTCGAGCGCCAGTTCTGCGAAAATCTGCAAGGCTACCAGCTCGCACTTGACGACTACGCAGAGGCAGATCAGAAAAGCGCATGGGGGGACAGAGGTCTCTACAAGCTGCGCTACGCCTACTCGCAAAATATCAGCGAGGAGAGTCGCGAGTTCTGCGTCGACATGGTCCGAATCTCAAAGAACGACGTCGTCTACAGATACGAAGACATTCAGCGCATGAGTGAGCAGGGAGTGAACGGACAGTTCGCGCCAGCTGGCGAGAGCACGTACGACATTTTCAGGTATATCGGCGGCTCATTCTGCCACCATACGTGGAAGCGACAGATCTACTTCCGCAAGCGTGAGAAGGGTCGCTTCCTTCCAAATAAAGGACTCGAGAACGACAAAAGAGTGGCGAACGTACCGTATGTCGAAAAGAAGGGAATCGAAGGCGTCGCACCAATAAATCGACCGGACAGAGGCTCGCTTAAATATCCATAAAAAACAAAAATAACATGGCAGAAATTCTCTTTATATCAGACGTGTACATGAAAAAGTACACGCAAGTGAACGGAGCAGTCGACTCGAATCTGCTCTACCCTAGCGTCTACCTTGCACAGGACAAATACCTACAGCCGTGGCTCGGGACGGCACTATACAACGAGCTCAAAACAAAGATAGAGAACGAGACCCTAGCCGGTGACTACGAGACGCTGGTGACGGAGTACTGTCAGAGGGTCGTCCTATGGTGGAGCATGGTCGAGGTCCTTCCCTCGTTAGTTTACAAGCTCGACAACGGAACATTTACACAGCGCACTAGCGAAGACGGCACAGGCATGAGCGACACTACGATGAAGGAGTTCATTGTGCGCTACAGGTCGAACGCGGAGTTCTACACTGGCCTCTTGTTTGACTATCTGTGTGCAAATAGCAACCTCTTCCCGGAGTACAGCCAGAACGTGTGGCCGCAGCGGCCTCCTCTTCAGCGCCGTGCCTCGTTCGGCTACGACTTCTCAAGAAACTTCGGCGTCAATGGTCCAGTGCTGGGAGAGCGTCGCATTAATTTCATTCCATGAGAGAGAAAAAAGAGGAGAAAAAAGTCTATCTTGAGAAGCTCAAGCGATACGAGAAGGAGCTAATCACTAAACTGAAAAAACCGCGCATATATGGAGGAGATTTGGACCGAGATACGTCAAATTTTTAACGAGACAAGTACCTACCTTGTCGGCACTGGTGTAGGACTTTTGGCAAAAATCAGCTACGACATATACATGAAGAGAACCCTATCACTTTTACAGTGGGTCGCCGTGATCGCGATCTCTGTCTTCTCCGGTTACTTGTGCTCTGTCTGGTGCATGAGCGGCGGCCACACTGAACTCTCGCAGGTCCTTGTACCTCTAGCGACTCTCTTCGGTGAGAAGGTCGTGCAGTACCTCATGGAGAACTACAAGACTATACTCAACAACCTCGTCGGCCTACTCAAAAAGAAGTGAACGAACCCAAAGAGAAGCAACGCCTCGGCGAGAAGATACGCGAGAGCAAGTTCGGCACGTTTGTGCGCGATCGTGTGAAGCCTGTCGCCGGTGACATTCTCGAAATAGTGGGAGACGTGACTGGCATACAAGCAATCGAGACAGTGGGCGCTCTCATAAACGGCAAGCGAGACCAAAGTACGGAGGCTGCAAAGCTCGCGCAGGACTTCGAGCGCTACAAGCTCGAGTTCACTCTTGAGATGCACCGCATCGACATCGCTGCCGAGCTAGAAGCATACAAGGCAGAGGTCGAAGATAGGACCTCGGCACGACTTCGCGAGGTTGACTACGTCAAGACTACCGGACGACGGGACTGGCTTATGGGCGCGGTAGTGCTGAGCGGTCTCACGCTGCTCATAGGCGTGGTCGTGTCGCTTATGTTCGTCACTATACCGGTAGAAAATCAGAGGCTTGCAGATATGACCTTCGGCGCTGTCATGAGTATAGGCGCTTCTATTTTTTCGTACTACGTCGGCAGCTCAAAGGGCAGCGCGATGAAGGACCAAACAATCAAAACGCTGACCAATGCCGAGTAGAGAGATCGCAGACTGCACGGAGCTCCTCCAGCTTGTCTGGAAGCAAACCTCTCGCGTATATGCTGAGAAGTACAAGGAAGAGCCTCAGCCGTTTATCACGTGCACCTATCGGACCAACGTCGAGCAGGCAAAGCTATACGCGCAAGGACGCACGACTCCGGGTAAAATCGTGACGCAAATCTCGCAGAACGGAAAGCACAACGTGTTCCCGGCGAAGGCGTTCGACATAGCCTTCAAAAAGGACGGAAGTCTCGACTGGTCGCCTCTGCACTTTCGCCGTTTCGCGAAGATCGTGAACGACCTCTTCGACGGTGTCAAGTGGGGGGGGGACTGGCGTACATTCAAAGACCTGCCTCACTTCGAGGTGTAACTTTTCAACTTTTTTTTTATTGGTATTCAATACGTTAGGTCGTTATTAACAGCCTAAATCGTTCCGCTTGAAAGTTTTTTATTAAAGTAGCAAAATAGTGACATATATTTGCCAAACAATTACAAACACCCACACAATGGTTACCCAAAAAGAAATATTCAAAACTCAAGAGACACAAGAGCAGTATAGAAAAGATGTTCAACGTGTTGCGCGTGAATTAATCTATGACGGCACAACGCAAAAGCAATACAGACTGATGCTAGTTAATTGCGAGGAGTATGAATTAAAATACGGCAGCAAATCAAATCGAATGCTGATGGCTGCTATAAACTATGTTATGACAACTCATCCAACTATGTTCAATGCAAATCATCCATTGAATAAATAATCAAACGAGGGGTGCGGCTCACCAACGCACAACAAAAAACAAACAACCCAAAAATCAAATTTATGAAGTATTGCATCACAGTAGAACAAATCAGCGGGTCACAGAAGTCTCACGCTGTTCACTTTTTTAACAACTGGCAGGACGCGCACACCTCATTTGTGCAACGCTGCGACGAGCTCGGCTATGAGTCGGAAGACCTACCCAACGGGACCGCACTCATGCACGCAGGAGGCATCGGTCACGACTACCGCATCGAGCTCATGCATTCAAATTTCAGCTTTCTAACTAACGAAGAGGAGGCAGCTATATGAACATCCAAATAACACAACCGAGCTCTTTTAGCATAATAATAGACGCGCCTCTCTTCTACGTGTCTACAAAAGGCGACGCGTGCTGTGCCGTCTACGAGACGCACTACATATACGGCTACACAGGCTACCGCAAGAGCTTCAGCTATCTCAAGACGACAGAGATACAGCCGAACGAGGTGTTCTCAGCTAGTCACTCGCTCTCTGAGGTCATAACCGACGACGGCAAGACGTGGGAGAAGACTACGCAGGGACGTTTTGAGGCTGTTATGGCTGCGATACTTGTCGAAATTACTAACTACAAAAAACTTGAAGTATGAGATATCCAGTACAAGAGGTCAATATTGACCAGCTCCAAAAGTTTCAACAGCGGCTCAACGCAGAGCCTGCCTTCGAGTCGGTAGAGTCGACTCCAGACAAGAAGGCCAGCACCGTCGTGATCAGTCACATCGAGATGACTCTCGACGAAATGTTTTTCGGCCAGTGGAAGACGGAGAACTTCAAGTGGAACGCTATCGCAAACGAGGTGCAGGCTTCTCTGGAGCTTGTGGTAGTTCATCCGGTGACAGGCTACGAGATACGACGCACGGGAGCGGCTTCGGTCGTGATAATGGTCGACCGCGTACCGGATCAAATAAAGGACGACGCTCAACTTCGTAATCAGTGGGCGCTCTCACCTTCCAACAAGAAGCCGAACGCTCTCGACATGGCCTTCCCAAAGCTCAAAAGTGAGTGTCTCAAGAACGCAGCGCAGTCGCTCGGCAAAGTATTCGGTCGAGACCTTAACCGTCGGAACAAGGACCAATACAAGCCGTACAAGATCACGCGCAAAGACGTCCCGGTGCAGGCACTACCTCCGACAACTATGCACCTGATTGAGCAGGCAATCAAGCAAGGCGACGACGAGTTCGAAATTCGTCAAGCTCTCGACGAGCTGAGCGAGCTCATGACTATAGAACAAAAAAATCATATCGAAAATTTACTACAGAATGGAAACGTACAATAAAATCACAGCGGACGTACTACAGTACGCACGTCAACAGTCTGAGGCATGGGACAAAGTTCGCCTCGGCAAGTTCACCGCCAGCACTGTCCACAATCTCATGAGCGACCCACGCTCTAAAGCCGACAAGGAAGCCGGGAAGCTATCGCAGGCAGCCGACAAGTACGTTGTTCAGAAGGCCATGGAGATAGTCACCGGAGAGTCACAAGAGGACGCCTTCGGACGTGCTATAGACTGGGGGAACGAGTGGGAGGAGCACGCACTAGGTGAGCTCAAAAACAAGCTCGAGACCTTAATCGACGGCGAGGTGCGCATGGCCGTGAAGCCGTCCTTCAAACAATTCAACGACTACAGCGGCGCAAGCGCCGACGCCTTAATCCTTGACGCTAACATGGACACGATGCTAATCGTGGAGGTAAAATGTCCATATAATAGCGTGAATCACTTTATGCACGCACGTGTGCACTGCGGCGAAGACCTCAAGGACGTGAACGACGACTACTACTGGCAGGTCCAAATGAACATGCTAGTACACGGATGCACTGCG